CATTTAAAGAGCTAAAAGAGTGGTTACTTAGTAAAAGACAGACAGGGTGCCATGCCTCAACAGTATTTCAAGCATCAAAAATCTTCTCTGATAAGTATAAGGACTTGTATAAGAGTTCTAATTTTATGGACACATGTATTTACGAACCTATGTCTGAAATTGTATCAACAAAAGCCTGCATACCTGAGTATGACAGAAAAACACGTGAGGTTGAAATAAATAAAAAAAAACATACTAGAATCTTGGAAGATATAAGGCAGTTATCTTCTTTTGCAAACACACCTTACCAACAAATAATTGACAGATATATGAAAGTAGATACAGTTGTAGATGATGTCTCAGAAATTGTGATAAGCCAACATAATAGGGTAAAAGTTCATGATGCACTATTGGATTGGATACTTAGATATGGCTCAGGAAAAAATTATACGATTGACATTGCTACCTGGAATATTAGAGAAAATAATTGTAAAGTTCTTGCAGACACATGTATTAAGGCCCAATTTGGTGCAAAAAGAGAATTTTATGTTATAAACCTGGGTGCTAAAGCAATGGCAAGAATTACTGAAAACTCTTACAAGAGCCTCTGTAAATGCAATAAGTCAGAGATGATAAGTATACCTGGCGATAGGAAACTTGAATTTATTCAATCTTCAATAAATGATGCCATCCTGTCCTCAGAGAGACGTCATGATGAGCTTTTTTATGTTAATGGTGATTGCACAAAATGGTCTTCATGTGAGACTATGGCTAGTTTTTTATCTATGAATATGGGCTTAACCCAGGTATTTGGTCCTATAATAACGTCATACAATAACATAACTTTTACAAGCTGGGCCAACAAATACATCCAAATACCCACATCAATTTTAAAAAATCTAAGATTTTTGAGTACACAAACAGAATATATAACAAGTAGTACTACTATCAAAAGTACACAAAATTTCCTACAGGGGATGTTCAATTATGCTTCATCTTTAAAAGCTGTCATATCAACAGAATTTGCAATATATATGTTTAAGAAAGTAAATCCTTCAGAATTTTTACACTGCAGTCACCTAGAACATTCAGATGATTATTCTTTAGTTGTGAGAACTGCAAATGTTAAAACATTTGAGAAGTTTAGGGTTTACCATAAATTATCGCAAAAGCTCTTTGGAATAAATGATAGTTTAAAGAAGACAAATATTCAATGCCATTTACTTGAATTTATATCACTGTTTTCTTTCAATGGTCAATTATTTTACCCAAATATAAAGAAGACAAAAGAAGTAGGT